GTTAGTGATCCAAATATATTTTCAATGGCTCAACGGGTAATGATCGCACAACAACAATTACAAATGGCACAAGCGGCACCAGATATTCATAATTTACAAGAGGCATATCGCCGAATGTATGAGGCTTTAGAGATAAAAAACCCACAAAGTTTATTCAAACAACAACCCCAAGTTCCTCCTAGAGACCCGATCAGTGAAGAACAGGCAGCAATGATGGGGCAGCCGATCAAGGCTTTTGAATGGCAAGACCATGAGGCTTATATTGCAGCGCATTCTTCTTTTATACAAAACCCTATGGCACAACAAAATGAGATGATTGTTCAAATGATTAGTGCAAATATACAAGAACATCAATCAATGCTGTATCGCTTGCAAATTGAAGAAGCGATGGGTCAACCATTACCGCCGTTGGAAGAATTACAACAAATGCCTCCAGAACAGAGCCAGCAAATTATGAATCAAATTGCTCAGGCAGCAGCGCAAGCTACAGCAGAAGTCACAGGAAGGGCACAAGCGCTTGCTAAAGCTGAAGAACTGCAACGAATTGATCCAATAATCGAGCTGCAAAAAGCAGAAATTAGACAAAAAGCGGTTGCTTCCGAGCAAAAACGAGAAGTTGAGAAAGAAAAAATTGAGTCTCAAGAGGCAATTGCTGAAATGAAGATCGCAGCAGACCGAGAAAAGAATGTCCAGGCTTCAATTTTAGAGGCAGATAGGACTTATGCAGATATTTTAAACACTGTCCGAGAGGCAGACGAGAAAACTAGAACCGAATAGGAGGAAAAATGGCTAAGAAGTCTAAATCTAAGATATATCCTGGACCACAACCTAACCCTGTTAAAGGTATGGGCAAACCAGCTGGAACTGGAGAGATAGTCTCAGTTAAAGGTAAGGCTAAGGGCGGTGGAGCAGCCACAAAAGGACTTAGTTTTATCCAATGGGTTAGAAAAAGTTGATGGATTGGCTAACGGCGACTGAATTTTTATTAAAACAGTCCCGCAAACGACAAGAAGAGCTGAAAAATACGCTTGCAAGTGGGGGTGTGGGTGATTTTAACCAATATCAGCGCTTAACTGGTGAAATTGCGGGGCTAAATTACGTTGAAAACGAAATAATTGGGTTACATAGACGAATGGAGACACCAGATGAAGAGTGAAGCTAAAAGTAAGAAAATACCTCCTTTTGTTGCGAATTTTGGTTCTGAAGAGCCTGAAAAGCCAAAATCAACGAATTTTACTCCAGAGGACCTTAAAACTGGCAGTTTAGCTAAAAAATTGCCTCGCCCTACAGGTTATCGACTACTTATTTTACCTTTTGCTCCTTCGGAAAAGACAAAGGGTGGAATTTATTTGGCAAAACAAACTGTAGAACGCGAGCGTCTGACTACAGTTGTGGGCTATATTGTGGCTCTTGGGCCAGATGCATATAAAGACCCAGTTAAATTTCCTGAAGGACCTTGGTGTCAAAAAGGAGATTGGGTCATTTTCGGACGCTACGCAGGTGCTCGTATTCAAATTGATGGAGGAGACTTGCGCTTATTAAATGACGATGAAATTTTGGCAAAAATAGACGACCCTGAGGATATAATAGGGATTTAATGTTTCATTTTTCTGAATTTCGCGCTAAACTCAAATATTCATGGAGGAAACCATGCCACAACAAGCTGAAAATTTAGAACAAGAAATTGAAATTCCAACTGAAGGAGACTCTTCTCAAGAAGAAGTAGTAGTAGAAGCATCTTCTGTAAATCATGAGGAAGAAATTGAACAATATAGTGAAAAGGTTCAAAAACGAATCGACAAGCTCACTTATAATCAACGTGAAGCAGAGCGACAAAGGGATGAAGCTCTTCGCGTTGCTCAGGCTTTAAAAGATAAAGTTCATCAATTTGAAAATAAAGCTGCAAAAAGTGATGAAGCACTTTTTAAAGAATATAATGGAAGAGTAATAACTGAACTTGAGCAAGCTAAAGATAAATATCGAAAAGCTATTGAATCGGGAGATCTTGATGCTCAAGTTGATACTCAACAGGATATTGCAAAATTAGCAGTAGAACAAGAAACATTGGCTCGTGCTAAAAAACAACGAGAACATTCAAGTAATGGAAATAAGCCACAGCGACAACAAGCTCCTCAAGCACCTCCAATAGATCCCAGGGCAACTACCTGGGCGCAAAAGGAAGAAAATTCTTGGTTTGGAAGGGATGAAGCTATGACCGCTGCTGCTTTTGCACTTGATAAAAAAATGCAGGAAGAGGGTATAGATCCTACAGTATCAGATTATTATGAACAATTAGATGAAAGGATTCAGAATGCTTTTCCACATAAATTTGAAAAGGAAGGTAAATCGCCTCCTGTTCAAGCAGTTGGACGAACCAGTGTTGGAACTAATCCAAACACTAGAAAGTCCAAAAAAGTAAGACTCACAGCAAGTCAGCAAGCAATTGCTAAAAAACTTGGTGTGCCATTAGAAGAGTACGCAAAGTACGTTTAATATATAGGAGTATAATATGACAGACCGCAACTCCCGTTCTGCTGAAGTACGAGTAGAAAAAACTCGCAGAAAACCTTGGCAACCACCGTCTAGTTTAGACGCACCTAAACCGCCTCCAGGATATAAATATCGCTGGATTCGTGAAAGCATTCTTGGCCGAGAAGACAAAACGAATATGTCTAAGCGTATTCGTGAAGGATTCGAGCCAGTGAGGGCTGAAACTCATCCTGAGTTTCAAGGTCCTACAATTGAGGATGGAAAACACGCAGGTGTTATTGGCGTTGGTGGCTTAATCTTAGCAAAAATAGATGAAGAAATAGTAGCTGAACGTGAGGAATATTTTCAAGAAATGGCCGATGCGTCCATGCAAGCTGTTGATTCTGAATTAATGAGGGAAAGTAATCCCATTATGCCTATTGAACCGCCTCGACGACAGTCGAAGACCGAGTTTGGTAGCAAACGGGATCTTTCTGAAGATTAACCTTTAATATGGGTAAATAAATTATGGCAAATGTTAATGACCCGAATGGGTTTACACCAGCTTATCATTTAACTGGTGGAACCATTAGACCTGCTCAAATGAGGATCGCAAGTGCGACAAATGCTGCTATTTATAGCGGTGATGTTGTCAATCTTTCAAGCGGTTATATCATTCAAGGCACGGCTACTGGTGCTCCTGTAGGAGTATTTGCTGGCGTTTTTTATGAGAAGACGGATGGGACTCCGGTATGGGCAAGATATTGGACCGCTGATGTAGCAACTCTAGGAAGTGTAGATGCTCAAGCCTTTGTGTATAACGATCCTGACATCGTTTACGAGGCTCAATTTACGGCTGGAACTCCAGCAGTAAGTTTTATCGGCAGTAAGTACACTCTTTCAACAACGGCAGGTAGTACAAATACTGGTCGTTCGGCTGAAGGCGTTACTGCTACTACTGGTTCTGGCGTTGCTCTGTGTATTGGCTTTGTTGATACACCAAGCAATTCGATAGCTGCAAATGCTAGAGCCTATTTCCGTTTCCCAGCTAATCCATTTGAATAGGAGTTAAGAAATGGCAATTAATCGAGCGCAACTCGTTAAAGAACTTGTTCCAGGTCTTAATGCTTTATTCGGATTAGAGTATGCAAGCTATGCTGATGAGCACACGATGATTTTCGATACCGAAAGTTCTGATCGTGCTTATGAGGAAGAAGTCATGCTCTCTGGATTTGGTGAGGCAGCCGTTAAAGGAGAAGGCACTGCAGTTAAGTACGACACTGCCCAAGAAACTTGGACAGCTCGTTATGTACATAATACGGTAGCGTTAGCGTTCTCTTTGACGGAAGAGGCTATGGAAGATAATCTCTATGACACCCTATCTGCAAGGTACACCCGTGCTCTTGCTCGTTCAATGCAACAAACTAAGCAGGTTAAAGCTGCGAATGTGTTGAATAATGGTTTTAGCAGTACATATCCAGGAGGAGATGGTAAAGAACTTTTTGCCACCGATCATGGATCATTGACTGCGGGAGACCTGAAGAACGAACTAAGTACGGCAGCAGATCTTAATGAAACATCAATGGAACAAGCATTAATTGATATTGCTGGTTTCAAAGATGAACGAGGTCTGAAAGTTAATGCTCAAGCACAACGATTAATTGTGCCGCCTGCATTACAGTTCGTTGCAGATCGGTTATTGAACACACCTGGACGTGTAGCAACGGCAGATAATGACATCAACGCTATTAAGAATATGAATATGATTCCTGATGGCTATGCTGTTAACCATTATCTGACCGACACGGATGCGTGGTTCATTAAAACCGATGTTCCTAATGGAATGAAACATTTCGTCAGAACCGCTGTTTCCACTAATATGGAAGGCGATTTTGAAACTGGAAATGTAAGATACAAAGCGAGAGAAAGATATAGCTTCGGCTGGTCTGATTGGCGCGGTATCTTTGGTTCTCCTGGAGCATAGGGCTTAAACGCAAGCGAAATATGGAAGACGTAATACACTGTTTATGATATAAGCAGACTTTCTTACTCAGTATTACAAGGAAAGGGAGCTTCGGCTCCCTTTCTTTTTTGGATTTAATTATATAGAATGGAAGCATCTAGGGATAACTTGTCCTACAGACTGACCTAGCAGACAAGCCAAGACGGTAGGACTTATTTCCAACCCAATGGAGGAAATTATGGCAAAATCAACCTTTTCGGGACCGATAAGGTCTCTCGCTGGTCTTATTAAT